TACATATACACAGGCGATCTGTGCATACATAAAGTATGACCTAAAGCAATGACCTTCGGTTATCTACTTTCGGCGTGTTGTATAACGATTAGATAACGCTAATATCCTCAAAATCATCGATATGGTCATCAATCGTGCGGTGCTTATAGTCTGTTTCAAGCCCCATATACCTTGCCTTCAAATATAAAGCTGCCATCTGCATTTATTGGCACAGTAATTACCTGCACTTTACGATCTTGAACATAAGCAACAGCAAAGCCAGTTTGCCAGTTTGCGTAGCCCCTTGTGTATGCCATGCCTGAACTGCTCAAATCAACCAAATTTCCGACTTCTACTCCCCATACAGTCCTACCTAATTGACCCCTAGAAGCCTCTGTAAAGGCTGATTGCCCTAATCTATGGGTATGCCCACACACTACGCTCTTTCCAAGCCTCCTAGCCCCATTTAAGGCTGTTTGACCCGGCACTTGACTGAGTGGGAAAGCATCGCCATGAACGGCAGTCCAACCATGCGCCCAGTCTAAGCCATAAGGATGAAACTTGATGCCTAACTTGTCGTAACCCATGAATTTCTCATATTGCATTTCAGGCAGATTTAAGAAGCTGGGCAATCGCTTCTTGATTGATCGATAAAGCCTAATTCCATGATTGCTGCCTACCACATCAGTTACACCAAGATAAGTCAAAACCTGTTGAGTTTGTAATCTGTCCTCATGGATGTTGCCAACCATCTCATCAATCGTGTTAGCGTTAAAACCTCCAAGTTGTGGGAGATCAATTTCATCTCCAATACAAATTGTGCGATGGGGTTTCCATTTGCTTAAAAATTTACCTACTGACTTTACAGCTGCCTCATCAAAAAATGGCACTTGTAGATCGCTCACAAAAGCGATGCGCTTAATCGTCATCCTCATCGTCAGTTGGATCTATGGAAGGAATAATCCCACCATCGCCTACGACCCAATCAGGAAAAGTCTTATGCTCGGTCATTAACCAGAATGCGTGCTCTGGTGTAAATCCTGCTTTGCGAGCTGCTTTATAACATTCGTGCAACGCAATGTAATGCGCATCAATCTTTGTTGGATCAGGAGTTTGGCGAACTACGCGACGATTGATCTTTTTGCGTTTGATAGGTTTTCGTGTGTTCGCCATAAATAAATTATCGCTTAACTATTAAAGAATACAGATCATCAACACGCTGTTCTAATCTGCTTAATTGATCCTTCATGCTTGAGCCACCATTAGGCTTTAGTTCTTGCAAATAGGATTTAATAACCCAGCGCAGACCCAGCAATAAACTTGTAGATATGGCGCATACGCCAACGGCTATACCAACCCATTCGTTGGCTGTCATTTCGCATTAAGTCCATAATCAGCTTCTTTGCCTGAACTTGGATCGATTGCTTTAGCAACAGGTGCAACTATTGAACCAAGCAGAATTGCATACTCTGGTCGGATATCGGCTGCGATTGCTAACAAGACAGTAATACCGGAAGCTGCAACAGCTCTTAGATATGACTTAATTGCTGCTTTGTGTTTGTTGCTTAGTTTCATTATTTACCTCCTAGTAGTGGGATGTTGAAGAACTCGCCTGTTTGATTTGGTTTGAATGAAATATGAATATGTCGCGTGTGTGGGTTAATGCCGCGATATTTGACAAAACGCCAAAATGACTTAGCACTAGCAATCTTGCCACAATGGATTATGTAACTAATCCGCTTATCGGTTTTTGCAGCAACTCTAATTTGCTCCGCTAAATAAATGCTCATCTCAGGCTGATCGCATAATTTGGCATCGACATCGATAGCACAAACTTCATTAGTATTAGGCAACGGGTTGTGATCGCTTTTAGTGTTTTGGTGCTTTTCGTTCCCGATCCAACCATCCGACTTGCGTGATCTATCGGCAAAACTGTCGTCAATCTGCTCACGCATTTGAACAGCAGCTTTAGATAACCAAGCCTTCATTAGCCAAGTATCGTTTTGAGTTCATCAGCAGTTATACCAATGCGATCAAGGATTTCTGCTTTAGCAATTGCTTTTGCTTTCGCTTGCTCTTCAATTGCTTCACTGTCTTTTTGATCTGCTTTATATTGATCAAACTCAATATCATTCATTTCTCTATCAACAATTTCGTCTGTTGAAATATCATGTATTCTTACCATAGGTCTTTTCATTATTTCACCCCATATACATAAACAGTTCCACTTGACCACGATCCTGAACTTACATTGAAGCCAACGCTAGTAATTGCAGCGGTTGAAGCAAAAAGTAAATTTGAAAAAAAGATTCTAGAACCTCTGCTTAGATTTCTAAGCATTACAATTTTATTTTCAGTTTGTGAATATCTTGGAATATGAATGTATAAATATACTGAATCATTGTAACTGCTGGTTGTTCCAACTTGAAATGCACTTGCATTATTGGCATATCCACCATCAACTGACGAAATAAAATTCATTTGTGCTGTGTAATAATCCGTACCAGTAGTATTTCCATTTAGAAAAATGTTACCACCAGCTAGTGCGCTATTAACACCATTTGTGCAAATTAAAACTAAATCTGTATAAGAACCACTAATACCTGAAATAGTAGAGGTAGCACCGCTTAAAGTGTGGGTTGCCAATAAAGTCATACCACCACCACCAGCAGGGGTAACCCACTCTGGAGCAGTTGCACCAGAATTTACTTGAAGAACTTGTCCTGCTGTTCCAAGCCCTAATCTAGTTTTAACATTTGCAGTTGATGAACGATAAGCAATATCGCCAAGAGTTGTTTCAGGATTTAAGTTTTTTGTTGTTGTATCAACAGATGATCCAAGCGTGCGAATAGCAGCTGCGCCATCTTTTACAAGGCTAGTGTCATCTGGAGTGACCCAGCCATAATTGGTAGTGGTTGCCATATTGTCCTATTCTTAGGATACGATTGTAGCGTATTCCCATGTCAATGTTGCGCTTAAAGTGTTCCATGCCTCGCCAATTGGCACAGTATCCCAACGACTTGCAAACTGGCTAAATGCCACAGGCGATAGATTGATCGTTAGGAATAACTCATTAAACCTAGTGCTCCATGACCATCCTTCAACATATCCTTCAAACTCACCTGTTGAAATTTGAGCAGGTAGGTTTTGGATGTTTAGCGGTTGCCCCATGAATACGCCTAGCAAATTATCCCGATCACTATTATCAATCTCTGGATTTGTGATTGGGAAAGTAATGCTCTGGAATGCTGGTAAAGGAAAGGCTCTTTGAGCAATATAGCGATCTGCCACAGATTGAGCATCTACTGCTGAATGGATGGTTGATTGGATACTTTCGGCTTTGTAGCCATAAATTGCAATTGATGTTGCAGATGTTGCTGTTTCTTGTGAGCCAAAGTTATTGCCATAGTTTATGTAGATATCATTTCGAATATCACCTGATCGAGTGATTGTGCTAAGTCCTTGACCTAAAGCATGACGAGCATCAAGATCAACATATCCATTAGCTGTTAAATAAGTTTGGCGATGGTCTGCATCGGCATAACCTATGTTTCCTTCATTGTCCTCATATAAATATCCAAATGCTGAATTTGCAATGATGCTTGCAATGTTATAAACAGTATCTGGGTCTGCTGCTCTATTTTCCATTGTGTATAATCCTGGAGTATCAATCTCACCAAGTCCTTGAACTAATGCATTACTCCATATTTCAGTTGCATCATATCCTGCCCAAGTTGTAGCTGCTGGCACATCATTCCATGATCCAGCTAATACGCTAGACAATAAATCATCAATTTGGTTGCCATCCTCATCTTGAGAAAGAGTTCCGTTATAAATTTCTTTTGCTAACTTAACAAGTGATCCCATTGCAAGGACTGAGTATTGGATAACAGTTGCAATTGATCCAGTTGCGCCAACGCTAACTGTAATATCTGTTAAATCGCCACCAAAAACATTTACATAAGTTCCTGCGCTGTCTTTGACTTGCAAACTTAAACTGTCGTTAATATCAAATGGCAAGGTTTGACCAGATAAAGCCACAAATGTAATTTGCAAATAGGATGGATTTGGTTGCTGGTAAATATCTGTTCGACCAGCCTGATGCTGAATATCGCTTATTGCAATGTCGGTGTAATCAACACCTGCAACTGTAAGTTTCCAATCGGGCGACCAAGCGGTCATTATCTACCTACTGTTCCACCGACTAATAGTCCTTGTGATCTTGCTGCGCTTTGATTAAGCACACCTGCCACAGCTCTTGCAGCACCTTCGCCATCTATTGCATTGACTGTGATATTAACTGGGTTGCCTGAGCCATAAGTAAAGTTACTGTTGCTCTTAGGAACTGACGGCAACTTAGATGATGGTGCTGGATTAGGCAATGCCTTAAGATTAACTCCGGGAATTATATTAACTGCTCGGATCAGTTCATTAGCAAGTGATACGACCAAGCCAATTGCTTCTCTTAGAAATGTAATAAATCCTGAAATTATGCCTGAGATACTTGCAATAGTTCTGCCAAAACTTGCAGCACCTTGCTGAGTTTCTGACAATGCTGCATTTAATCCTTCATCACCTGTAAGTCCTGCAATAAATCCATTCAAGGCTGGAACACCAACATCGTTTATAAATGTAATAAATTTCTCAACCTGTGGCAGTAATGCAGTTCCTAGACTTTCCTTAGCCTCATCAAATCCAACTTTTAAGCGATCAATCTTGCCTTGAAAGGTTTCTGCGTTTGCAGCAGCTGCGCCACCATAGAGTTCAGATAGTTTTGCCTGAACTTCGGTAAAAGATAATGTTGATAGTTCGGCTTTAGATAAACCAAGTCCTAACCTGCCTAGAGCTGTTGTGTTGCCATCCTGAGCACGACCTAACGCGTTTGCAACTGTTTCTAATTCAATGCCTTTTCCTTTTGAAATATCTAAAGCAAGGCTTAATAATCTTTGTGCTTCACCCGTATCTTTTGTGCTGACTGCAAGTCTTTGCATGGCTGGTCTAAGTTTGTCATCGGCAACGCCAGTTGCTAAAGATGTCTTTAGGATCATGTCCTCAGTTGCTCTTATTTGGTCATCAGTTGCACCTGTGGCAGTCCTAAGTGCATTGGCTAACCTAAGTTGTGCAGCCTCATCCTCTATTGCAGCCTTGACCCCATCAACGGCTAATTTAGTGCCATAGGCAACGGCAGCAGCAGCAGCGACCGCGAATGCAGCAGCAGCCTTCTTTCCAAATGCTGAAATCTTTTCGCTGTTAGTTTCAACCGCATTATCAGCTTGATTTAATTTATTCTTAAGATCATCAATATCCGCAAGGATCTTAAGCGATAGGGTTCTGGTATCTCTTGCCATTTATGCCCACTTATCCAAAATGCGGTTATACGCTGCTTCCCATTT